TTTTCAATATCTGTATATGGAAACAACCCACGTTACATCATGGGGGCGCATAAGCAATACGAACTAGCAAAACATTTTTATCCAAAGTTTGAGTTTCGTCTGTACACAGACAACGCAAGCAAATTTAATTTACCAAACGCAAACATCATTGAAGTAAAAGATGGAAGCTATGGAATGTTTTGGAGACTACTTCCGTTGTTTGAATCATATGAAAACATTACCATTGTTAGAGATGCTGATAGTCGAATCACTGAGCGAGAGGCGTTGGCTACACATATTTGGTTAGCCTCTGATAAAAAATTTCATGTGATGCGAGATCATGACGCACACCTACAAGATAAGCCAATCATGGGAGGGATTTTTGGTGTTAGAGGATTACTATCAATGCAACAAAAACAGTTGATGCAGTCATACCTACATGGTAAGCATAGGTACGGAGCAGATGAAGAGTTTTTGCGTGACCATGTATATGACGAATCACAATGTTTAATTCATGAAATTCATAAAGGATGGTTTGGTTTATCGCGTCATTTTTTATTAAACAAATATGAGTTTTGTGGTAATGGCTACGATGAAAATGATATGCCAATATACCCACCAACGATGTCAGAATTTAAAAGTCATGACAGAAAAAAACTTTCGTCGTTGGCAAAGTTTTCAAGTTATCCAAAGTGCTGAAAGAAGAATGTATGAACGTACCGCCACGTTACATGATAAGCAAAGGATGGGAGGGCTTTGCTGACCGACTGCAATGCTTATCGTATTGCGTGGCAACGGCAAAGCTTTACAACCGAATACTCTACGTGGATTGGACTGACACCATTTGGAAGGATGGCTTCTATCGTTACTTTCATTTGGTAGACCTACCCCACGTGACTCAGGTTACTGACATTGATGAAACACTTACCGTATACCCAAACTTTTGGAAACACAAACTGATGTTGCCAGCTAACGAATGGGCGCACGATATTAAAGAACAATTAAAGTTTGAACCGACTGTAGGTAAACGCTACGAAAGAGTATGGGTGCATTCGGGCGTTAGTTTTAGAGCATACAACATGCCTGAGTTATCTATGCACTTGCGGCTTAACAGTGACATAGCGGAAGCGATAGAACCGACTGACCCCGATATACCTGTAGTGCACTTGCGAGGAACTGACCGCAGCTTTACGGAAGAACAATGGAAAGAGTTGCGAGAGAAGGCCCCAACTGCAATGGTTGTATCAGATGACATCAAGCTTGTTGAACGTTGGCTTGAGGAGAGTCCGTCGTCTACTGTTTTGTCTTATCCCAAGGAAGGCGTGTACCACAAAACCATCACGCCAACCAAACACGATATGAATATGGCAGTGCTACGTGATTTCATAGCGATATCAAAAGCCAAGGAAGCTTACGCATTGAATGACAAAAGTATATTTCTCAAGATGGCTAGGATAACAAACACAGATAACTGGAGAAAGACCGAATGAATACACCACCCCAACACCGCATACGAATGTTATTACAGAAGTATCACGATGGCCTGACGCTATTGGATATATCTAACTACTTAAACATGAACTACACCAACACAGGACGCAGCTTAGAGAAGATGCCCGATGCTTATATCGACCGATGGACTCCCAAGGTGGGCAAAGGCCGAGGTAAGTGGAGCGCCGTATGGTGTGTAGTTGTACCACCCGAGAATTGCCCTATGCCTTTTGGAGCCTACGATGACCGAGCATGAACAGAACTTACGAGACCTAGCGGCGATGTTTGCTATGACAGCATTGTTAGTTAAGTATAGATACAACAGCTTGTTACATGAAGAAGCATTCAATATAGCCGATCAGTTTATAAAAGAAAGGAAAGAACATGACTTGAATAAAACCAAATAGTCCGAATATCAGTTATCCATTTTTAGTAGAAAGAATCAATCATGCAGAAACGCATTACACAAACAAAAGCAGCTAGGATTCGTGAATACATGTTGCTCAATCCTGATACCAACAACAAAGCTTTGTCCGAGATGTTCAAGGTAGATATACAAGTGTTGTATAACATTCGTTATCACTTGAAGAAACGTATTGGTAACGAGGCGCTTAACAAGGTAACGCAGAAGCTTGAGGCTGCTCCAGTCCCAGCACCACCTGCAATACCTATGCCTCCTGTGTCGGTAATTAGTGTGGCACCTGTAGCTGACATGGTAAATAGCCCACCGCACTACACTAGCGGCGGCATTGAGACCATTGATTACATTCAAGCCAAGCTGACGCCCGAAGAATTTAATGGGTACTTGAAGGGCAACATCCTAAAGTATGGTAGTCGCCTTGGACTCAGGGGTAACGACATGCAAGACGCGGGTAAGCTTGGATGGTATGCTAACCGCCTCCGCGAAACCATTGGAAATAAATGAGCCTTATCACTATTGACTTTGAAACGTACTACACCAAGGACTTTGGATTCTCGAAGTTAACGACGGAGGAATACATTCGTGACCCGAGATTTGAAGTTATAGGAGTAGCGGTTCAAGTTGATGCTGGAGAGCCCGAGTGGTTCTCCGGTGATAGAGAATCCCTGCGTAAGTGGCTATGGAAGTTTGACTGGAAGAACAGCATGGTGTTAGCACATAACACCCTGTTCGACGGAGCAATCTTGCACTGGCACTTTGGTATCACGCCAATGATATTCTTGGACACCCTCTGTATGGCACGTGCTATACATGGTGTCGAGGTAGGTGGTTCTCTGGCCAAGCTTGCTACGCGCTACGACATAGGTGAAAAAGGTACAGAGGTCAATGATGCGATGGGTAAAGCGCGTCTTGACTTCACGCCCGAGGATTTAGATCGTTATGGCAGCTACTGCTGCAATGACGTACGACTTACATATCAGCTATTTCAGATCATGTCCAAGGACTTTCCTTTGGAAGAGTTGCGTCTGATAGACATGACGTTGCGCATGTTCACCCATCCGGTACTGTATGTAGACCAGCCCACATTGGTAGAAAGACTGAATGACTTAGTCACCGAGAAGTCTGAATTACTGTCATCCCTGATGGAGCAGTTGAAGTGCGACACCGAGGAAGACGTACGCAAGAATTTATCTAGCGGGCCTAAGTTTGCCAAGGTGCTTGAGTCGTTTGGCATAGACGTGCCAATGAAGAAAAGCCCTACCACTGGCAAACAAGTCCCTGCCCTTGCTAAGAAGGATGAAGGGTTCATTGCGTTGACTGAACACGATGACACATTCATACAGCATCTGTGCGCAGTCCGTCTTGGGACTAAGTCAACGCTTGAGGAAAAACGCATAGAGCGATTCATGGGGATTGGCAAGCGCAACAAAGGCATGATGCCTATCCCACTAAAGTATTACGGAGCGCATACAGGCCGTTGGTCAGGCACAGACAAAATCAACTTTCAAAATTTGCCGAGCCGTGATGCCAAGAAAAAAGCATTGAAGAAGTCCATCGTACCGCCTGATGGATACAAGGTAATTAACTCAGACTCATCACAGATTGAAGCACGTGTGCTGCCTTGGCTGGCAGGACAAGATGATGTGGTCAAGCAGTTTGCCGATGGCGAGGATGTGTACTCTATCTTTGCAACAGATGTATATGAGAGACCAATCAGTAAAGCTGATCCCACAGAGCGGTTTGTAGGTAAGACGTGTATCCTTGGGTTAGGCTACGGCACAGGTAAGGTCAAGCTGCGTCATACCCTAGCGACTGCACAGCCGGTCAGCGTGAAGTTACCCGAAGAAGAGTGCGAGCGTATTGTCAATCTGTACAGGCAGAAAAACTACAAGATTAAAGAGTTGTGGGGTGAGGCCGACCGGATGCTTGAGCAGATGATTGGCGGCAAGATAACTAAGCCACTACAGTTTGGTATGCGCGGCTGCGTGTACTACGACAATGACGGAATCATCCTGCCCAACGGTATGCGCATCCGATACCCCAACTTACGCAGAGAATATGTGGACGAAAAGTCACAGATTGTGTATGACTCACGTAAGGGGCCGGTATCTATATGGGGTGGTGGCGTAGTGGAGAACGTGGTTCAAGCGTTGGCTAGGCTCATCGTGGGTGAGCAGATGGTGAGTATCAATGATACGTATAGAGTCGCTTTGACAGTCCATGACGCAGCGGTTGTGGTCGTCCCCGATGACGAGGTTGACGAGGCGATCAAGCTAATAACTGGTCTCATGTCTAAGCCGCCCGCATGGGCTGACGGTTTACCTGTAGCTTGCGAAGCAAAATATGGTGCAACCTACGGCGATTGCTGATAATATTGAAACCCCAAAACTCTTAGTTCAATACAGTCATGCAACTCCAAGAAATCAAATGGTCTTACTCAGGCCTCAAAGACTACGTCA